CCTAGATTGCCAGGAGTTAGCCAGATTGGATTTCTAAGGAAAGTATTATCTGCTGTAAATAATCCTGTAGCTGCTTTCATTATTGTGTTATCAGAACGTAAAAAGTCATCTCCAACAACGTAAATACTAAACTCACGTTTACTAAAACTAGTATCGTCTTGGACTGTGACTGTAAAGGTATAATTTCTGTTTAATTTTTTTGGTAATCTAGTTCGTTCTGCAAATCCATAAAATGTAGTGTCATAAAAATAACTATCAAATCCGTTATCGTCTACTACAAATAAATCACTAGGACCCGAATCAAAAGGATCAACATCGTATCCTGCTTCTTGATCTAAGTCAAGTCCTAAAATTGGATCAACAAATCCACTAATATTACCATCTGTACTAAGTGTTAACCCTGGAGGAAGTTCTCCGTCATCCTGTGCAATAAAATAATTTAACACTTCGCCGGCTCGTAAATCACTATCAATTGCTTGCAATTGGAAGTCTACTGGAGCACTGTCTAAAACAAAAAATGCAGTGTTGAGTCTATCTGGAGGAGTAGGTCCATATACTAATGTGTTAATAATTTCCCATGTACGTTCAATAGCATTATAACTTTTAATAATAAAGTCAAATGTATCATCAAAAATTTGCACCCAAACTTGTTCATCAAATGGTGATATAGGTGAAGTCTTACTTACAGTGTAATTCTGCGAAGCCCATACTTGTGTATCGTCATTGTATTTTTTTAAACTTAAATCCAATCCATTGTTATCTTTGTTGGTGTTAAACCAAAAAATATCAATGTTAGGGTTAGGAGTAGTATTTGTAATACTGAAAGTAAAGCCTGCTCCAAATACTCCTTGTAATTGTGTTTCATTAGCTCTATACCATCTGGTATTTATTTTGTACCAAACCTGTTGTAAAGAAGTCACAAACGCCCAGTCGCCACTTGCACCAGTTTCTCTACTAGGTATGTTTTCATAAATTGTGACATCTTGATCAATCCATGTACTATCTACCGAACGTTTAAATCCAAATTCTGTATTTAATGTGTCTACCCAATATTGATTTCTAAAACTTTTCTTTAAAGGTAGTGGACCCGGAGCTGTCTGCCAAACAGGAGCGTCTTCGCCGTTTACTGTAATAGTAAAGGTTCTATCAGCAATACCAGTATCATTACTAGCTCTAATTACAAATTCAAATTCAGTTGTTTTGCCTACTTCAAAAGGAGTACCTACAAATGCATAATCTTCTATTCTCAATCCCGGAGGAACTTCTCCAGATAATATAGTTAAGGTAATACCATCTGTAGATTCTAATGGAATAGGTATTGTTGTGACTACACGTTCTTCGACGTTCGCTAAGTCACCGTTAAGTTTAGTCCAAATAGGTAAAGCCATTTATGCACCTTCCGCAAAATTATCACTTCCTGCAGAACCAAAATCAACACTTGGTCCGACATCGGCAAACAAGCCACTATCGCTTCCAAAGTCTACATCTAATGTTTTAATAATAAAATCAATAATACTAGTTGCATCATTATCAATATCGCCAAAATCAAAAGTAAATACACCTGCAAGTTGATTTGCTGTAATGCCATTTATTGCCGCAACATTTGTTATTTCGTTATTGTCAGCATTTAATGTTGCACTAAGTTGTGGCGCTGTTTCTCCGGAAATTACACCTCTAACTCTAATTTCAGGTCCTACTGAATTTACGCTTACAACAGCACCCTCTTCACCTGTCACAAATATTGGTTGTTCTACAGGTGTTGTAATAGTTGCTACTCCATCTGTGAATCGGCTTTGACTCTGTGGTGTACTAAGATATATTGTAGTTCCATCATCGCTTACTCTGATGTTCATTGTTTCTGCAAATAAAGGATCAGGAGATAGTTTTCTAAATTGGAAATCGTTTGCAACTTTTTCAGCAAAAACACTATAACCCGAGCTACCTATGTTGCTTGCTGTAATTTCTGTAAATCCAGCGACACGTAAATCTAAATCATCAAAGTTCTGATTAGCTTTGATAAAGGCTTCACGTAAATCGTCGCCTGTTCCGTCGTTCGCTAAAACGCCTACATTTATTGTTTGAATTGCCATGCTAGTCTCCGTTTTATATATTTATCAGAAACTTATCCTATTGACGTCCACCCAGTTGGTTTATATACTTGTACTTCATCATCTGTAAGATTATATATCATCATACCCTCAACCGCAGGAAGTGGCTCGTCTCCTGTTTCTACTTGTGGTAATTGTAAACCAAATGGGTTATTTACACTAGGAAATCCAACTGCGCCAGCTGTTCCTGCACCGTCTGTGTCATTAACATAGGCAAAGAATGTACTTCCGTCAAATATAATTTCTCCAATTTCTGGATTGGCTGGTACGCCTGTAGTTGATCCTAATCTAAGTCTACCTGCTGTAATATCAATTCTACTACCAGTGGGTACAGTTAATTCCATATCACCTGTAGTGTTGCTAATGTTTACTGCACCAACAATAAATCCAGCACTAAGGTTTTGTGTTGCAGTAATATCTTGTGCTTGTATATTACCTCCTGTAGTAATATTGCCATTTGTAAGAGCAATAGTACTGTTTGTACCAGTAATACCTGTTAAAATATCTAATGTTTCTATACTAACATCTTTTAGTGTATTTGTGTTTGTACTTGTAGGTGCTTGATTAAATGCATCTGCTTCTATTGCTATACTACTACTTGCACCTCTTGCTGTCACTGTTTCTAAGGTATCAGTTTCTTCGGTTATTAATCCTGTTTCGTCAAATGTAAGTTCGGCCTGTCCTGATCCTGTATTAACTGTTGAAGTAATTCTTCCAAATCCAATTACATCCGAACCTTTGAGATACTTACCTGTGACACTGTCAATTGCTGTAAGGAACGCTGCATTTACATAGGCACTATCATTTATTAGTTCACTGATTACATCCTGCTGTCCTTTAATAAGTGCATTAGGTGGCGTATAACTTATTTCGCCATAGCCGGCATCTCCCTTTGTTTTGCCAAAATCTAAACTACCTCTACCACTTGGAGGATTTACATCAATTACGAGACTGCCTGCTACTGTTTCACTAAAAATAGCATCTTGTATAGATTCTGTATCACCGCCGGAATTTGGAACTGCCTTCCATTCAAATCCGTTGTATTCTAAATAATAACCATTTATTGCAGCGGCAGTATCGACATCGCCGATATCATTAATACTATCTACTGTATTACTAATTATTGGTTTATTTTGTATAAATGCTAGACTAGTGTTATCTGTTTCAGTCCAATCTGATTGAATAGGCACACCAGTAAATGCTTCGCCACCTAAGTTTATGTTTGTAGCATTAATAGTTCCTACATCAGTGACACCTAATGTAGTTGCACCTGCAACTTGTAGACTAGCTAATGTTGCCAATCCTGAAGTAGTTAAAGTTGCACTACTTAATGAACCTACAACACTTAATTCAGTAAGATTAGCAATACCACTGTTTGCAAGATCAAGTGTATCACCTACCGGTATTTCTTTGATCTTATTTGCATCATCTGTGTCTACTACTAGTGGAAATCTGTTTGCCATTCTCGTGTCCTTGTATTGTTATACGTATTTATCGCATTAATTATAATGCTGCTATTCGTGCTTGGAAGTCTGCAAAGTCTGTTGCTGCTGCTGCTTCTGTTTTAAGTGTTGCTAAACTAATAAAAGTTGCATCTGCTGCATATACTTCAGTAAAATTTTCATTAATTTTAACCATAGCATTGCGAAGGGGATCGCCCCCTCCGCTGTTTGCTGTTGTTCCTACGTTGATTACTTGCTTAGCCATTATACTCTCCCTACTACTACTTCAACCATGCCACGTTCGTCGCTGTCTTTGGTTCCAACTGCTTTACCAATAACTTGTCCGATGCCCGGCGCATTATTAACAATAGCATAACCTGGTACAGCACTTGTGACAAGCATGTCACCTTTAGCAACCTTGCCAATAACTTTACAAGGCACTCTACCTTGCAATGCTAATCCTACTACATGATCTCCTTGTAGCGCACTGTTCATCAAGTGTGCTGGATTTGTTGTCACTACACCTGCTGCACTTGTTTGACCTTTTGCTGTACATACTGTGACTTCTGCATCACCACCAAATACTAGAACTGTTCCTGGCTCGTAGTCTGCATCTCCTAAATAGTTCTCTGCAAGGTCAGCATAAAGTGCTTCTGTAGCAGTACCATTAAAGGATGTAGCCCAAACTGTGTTGTACCTATTAGAATTACTACCAATGCTTACACCATTGTCTGCGCCGCTGTTTGCTGGTCCTGTAATATTACCAGTATGGTTAATTGTAGTAATTCCTGTTAGTGCTGTAATAGTATCACCTAAGGAAACATCAGTGCTACCAATTGTAATACCGTCGTTTGCTAGTTTAGCATTAACAATACCGCCGGCTGTTATTTCAATCCAACCGTTTGTAGCAGTAAAGCTACTACTATCAAAACTTGCAAGTCCTAAATCAGCTTGTGTAATACCACTAGCGTTTGCTCTAGTAGTTGCTGCATTCATGTTCAACTTGCTTTGCGCTATTGCTGCTGATGCACTAATATCATTATTATCAATACTACCAGGACTGAACCCTATTTCAATTTGATTAGGTGCTAACGGATCGTATGTAATCTGTATGTCGCCAATTACATTACAGTTTTCACTATCTTGATCTGTTCCTGTGAATACTAACAAGTCTCCTCGTATTCCTGTACCTGTGCCAGTGACAGTGACATCTCCGATATCATTAATCTCGTCTGTGTTATCTTCAAAGTATTGTATGTTAACAGCATCACTGCCTTGTGCTGGATCAGGTGCAGCAAGACCAGTAAGTTTGTTAAGGCCCATGTTAAGTGTGCCATCCATTGTATCACCTAACTTGAACAAGTATCCGCCACCTGTTGGAATCTGTCCAGTAGTTAGTTCTACGCCAAACCTATCTCTTCCTAAACGTGCATTAAGATAACCTTCAACTGCTGTTTGTGTAGGTACTGCATCGCCTTTTGCATCTGTAAATGTAGCATCGTTTGAGAACTCGTTTACACGTACACCACGTTTGAATCCAATACCGTCAATGTTTGTTAGAACAAGTGCAGCATTAAATGTGACACTACCAGTACCTTGGTCAACTGTAAAGAATCTACCAACACGGAAGAAACCGTCTTGGTCTGTCATAACAGTAAACACACGCCCTTTGTTGCGTTCTTGTACTTGTGCAGAACTATTAAAGCCTTCGCTGTCAATAGCATCGTTTGTACTAATTGCACTTGTACCAAACGGTTCACCGTAAATACGTTCTGGATAGTTGCTGGTGTTAAATCCACCAGTGCCAATATCAAGCATGTCATGTCCTGTAGCACGGCATGTACTAATGTTCACTGTAATGTCTGCTGCTTCGCCTTCTGCAAGTCCTGCTTTGAGTACAAGCCCATCTGATATAACTGAACTTACTGCAAGGCCACCATATGCACTTCCAGATAGTGCAGGGAAGTTAACATCACTTCCTGCTAGATCTTGAATTTCAATAACACCAACTTCTCTTGTTCCTGAACCTGCTGGATATTCATATACAGCATAGCCTACAATTTGATGAACCTTGCCGCCCCATGTAAAGATCATATCATAGTTTTGAATACGTTCTTCATCAGTGGTATCTAAAGGACTGATTACTAAGAATCTACTACCATCTGTACTTGTTGTTGCTGCTGTATTACCCATTGTAATAGTGCCACTTAGTGCCGGAGTCGGCGATGACATAATATCTACATAGTTTGGATTTATAGTAGCCGCTGTATAAAATGCACTTTCGGTATCTAGTAGTGCGTCTCCAGTTCTGTCTAAAGTAAGATCAATATATCTAAAGTTTGAATCAAAGGTCACCATCTTTTGATCTGCGCCAACTGTCACACCATCTGTTATGGTTGCTCCAAATGCAATTGTACGATATGTAAAATCTGTTGTGTCGTCTACAAACTGAAATGCTGTACTAGGACGCACTGGCAAATCTTCGCCTGGGAAGTTATCAAGTAAGAAGTTTTGCTTGTGTCTTATAACAAGACTTGTATCATGTGAAGTGTCTTGCTGCAAGCCGTTTGATGCAGTTCCTTCTAGTCCTGTGCCAAAATTAAATCTATATACAATACCACTTTTTATTGGTGTACTATCGTCAACTCTTGGAGTACCACTTACGGTTGCAGCATTTATTAATCCGCCGTCTGCATCAGTAATTGTCACTGTAGCATCATTGGCCGGTGTAGCACCACCTAGCAAATTACCAGGTATGATAATAGTTTCTGATATCGTTGCACCTGTTCCAGGATCGTCAATTCGAACTTGATATGTGCCGCCGCCTTGTTGAATTTTACTTATTTGTAATTTTGTATTGTTTGCACTATACGTTCCTGATAAACCAACTGCGGTAGCAGTATCAATTTCATAACTGCTTAATGTAAATCCTGCATCGCTTGCGTTTGTAATTTCGTAAGGTTGATACAAATTCACATCGTGATAAACTTCTACTTCACTTGTATTATTTGGAAAGCCGTCTAAGTCGTATGCATACATAAACAACGAACCTTCTTTAGCATCGGTGTCTAGGTTTTCAACTGCTGTCGGAATACCAACGTCTGTACTTGTTGCAGTTGTACATCTATTAGTTGTATTAAATGAACCACTAGTTGTATGTACATAAATTCTTGTAGGATTACCTGATCCATCTTCTTCGCCCTGGAAGCTAACAGTTGCCGTAGCATTTGCTGCACGAACTCCTTCACCGCCGCTGCTATATGCTGTGTTTGTTGTACTATCATATGCAGTCGATAGTGCGCTATCTGTGTATAGATCAAATGTTGTCGGTGATTGTACATCTACATAATATTGTAATCCGTTTACTTCAGTCATTCCAACTACATCGTTTATTGTAATCAAGTCGCCATCGGATAAATTATGAGCTGCACTTGTAGTCACCACAGCAGGGCTCGCTTGTGTAATACCGGTAATAGTTGTTTCAATAAGACCTTGCACAATTTGTTGACCATTGCTTACTGTTCCTACACTTGGAACTGCACTTGCAAAATTTAAATATCCATCTGCTCTGAATGTCTTAGCAGGGAATACCATATTTGCACCTAGTTTTACTGATGTTGCTATTTCATCCGGATCTGCACCTTCGGCAACCAGTCCAAAGAATCCATAACTGTTATTACCAGCAATACTACGTATCTGCGAACCATCGGCTGCAAGATAACCTGTGTGACAGTAGTATGTAAACATACTAACAAGTTCTGATAACGCATTGTTAATTGCAAGACAACCAAATCCTAAATCGTTGATTTGTGTAAAGTCGTTTGCAAGCATTGATCTATTACCGCCGCTTTGTACAAAGATATCAACGCCTGTGCCGCTTGTCCAGCCTTGCCCTTCAGCAAGTGTCACTGCATTACCGCCACCTGTATAGGTACTATATCCGAGAGTATTTGTAGGAACAGTTAGACCTACATTATTGTACAACTCAATTTCATTTGGATTAGCTGTAGTTTTTACAAAAACGGTATCACCGTTGATTTGTGTCATGCCATTTACATTACTAATTTGAAGCCTATCACCATCGCTGAACGGATGATTAGTTGTAAAGGTCATTATGCCTGGATTGCCTTTAGTAATACTATCAATTTCTCTAGTTATAAGATCTGCAACATTACTTGTTTCATCTAAAACTAGTGTACATGTTCCTGTTGACTTATCGTAGTTTGTAATTGTATTAACTTGATAACGAGCGCCGTCGTAAAAGAACGGAAACGGTGTAGGTGGTTTTCTAATAAACAACCCTTCACCTGCAGGCGAACTTACTGAAATATTAAATGCACTATTTACTGTGTCAACTGTAATTGGCATGTTTCCAGCATAGCCGTCAATAAACAAGCCGCCTGCAAAGTTTCTGCGTGTGCCTTTTGATTGCGAGAAGCTTGATCCTGTTTGACAATATGGCGATCTTGTTAGGATTTGACCTTCTGGATCAAGTACCATCATAAAGCCGCCATGTCTTTGTACAGTTAAGTTTCTTACAATTGTACCATCATTACACAGCAGAACATCCATTTCGTTGTTGTTCAACGGAGGATTATAACTAGCATCAAATGCAAATGCAATACAATTTACTAATGCTGTAGCATTTGTTTGTGCTTCAGTTTCTGGTGTGTAATCTGTATCTGTTATAACAGGTTCTGCACTTATAGGTGTATATGGACTGACATCGCCATTTGTAAGCGTATGAGCAATAATAGGAATTAAATTTTGTGTCACTGCTAGTCGTTCAGTAGTCTGTCCAGTGTCCGTGCGTGTAAAAAATTCTTTTTGATTTGTAAGAGTACTTTCTCTACCGCCTGTGCGCAAATCAGCTAGTATTCCATCAATTACTAATGCATAGTCTCTACGCCATTTATCTGCATTATAGATAAATCCTGGAGCAGGATAATTTACATTTGTGTAAGCAATTGTTTCTTCAATGATAAAATCTTTGTTTAATTCAATCAACCTAGCTGCTTGAGAAAACTTACCTGGATTGGTAGCAGCATCTGTGCCTACAGTAATAACATTTGATGCGTCTGTCACATAATGATATCCGTATTTTCCGTTTTTGCCGTTGATAGGATGTATAAAGGTTGTACCACCGCCAGTAGCTGTAATAGTAAAGGAAACATCAGCTGCACCTGCGCCGCTTCCTAGTTGATCATTTTTAATTGTTATGACTTCGCCTACAATAAAGCCGTCGCCTGAATTAGTGGCTGTAATACTTACTGCACCAAACCCATCTACTACTACGGTAAATTCAGCTTCAACGCCGTCACCGTTGCTTGTCCATTGTTCATTATCTAAATTGTAAGTACCTTGTTGTCTTAAAGGATCAGCAGCACTTATACTTCCAATTGTTTCAATAGGAGAATAAGCAGCAGGCAGGTTATCAATTACTGCATCTCTGTAGAAATAAGTATTTGCCCACTTACTTTGTGATACACCTGCTTTTGGACGTAAAACTACTCGTCTAAATTCGTCGCCTTTAATACTTACATTTTCAGGAAGTTTAATAGGCATGTGTTCATTATAGATTCCACTCTCAACACGTACAGTGACTTGGTTGTTTCTTGTTAAATTACCAAATTCTAATTCTTCGTCTAGTTCAAACAAAATAGGTTCTACTAAATCTACTGTAATTCTATCTGTTGTACCTGTTGCAGATCTTGTGTAGTTGGTAATAATACCTTTTGCACCACTTGTCTTACCAACAATAATTTTACCTTCGATAAGATCACTATTGCCTTCAACACCTTGATCAACACTGTCATATGTACCATTTAAAAAATCAAATGTATAACCAGTACCTGTACTAGATAGGGCTACAGGTGTGCCGTTTAGAATACTAATGACTTCTGTAAATCTATCAGCATATGCATCGTACACTGGATCGCCTGCACTTAGTGATAACTCACTATCTAACAGGCCAAGCACTGTTGTACGAACTAATGCAATACTAGCTACCGTTGCCTCTAATTGTACAGTTTTTGCTTTAACAGCACTTGGGTTTGCATTATATCTTAGTCCTGCCCAGCGTGACAAATAGTTTACAGTTGCACCTGCAAGCACATCAAGTCTGACACTATCGACAATAAGATCAACATCTCTTTTACAAATATCAATCTCGTAGGTTAAATCTGGATAGTTTGTTGCAACATATTCTTGCACATCTTCTTGTAAACTGTTTATATTATCATCTATTAGAGTGCTTGCTGTTGTCTCAACTCCAGCAGCCCAACTTATATAACCCGACCTAGCACTAACTGTTGTGTTAGTAGACTGTTGGTCATAAGTCACAGTTTGTACATATGGTCCAGGTTCAAACGGAGTTGAATCAATAATCTCTTCTGCTCTGCGCATTGCAGCATTAATAGTTTTATATGAGTACTGCGGTGCTCTGCCTTCTTGTCCTGCAGGAGTACTTGTTTGCTCATCGTTTCCGTTGGTTGCAACATAGATATTGGTTGCACTACTATAACCTTGAGTGTCTACATAAAGTTTTGTGACAGCCTGCAAATCATCTTTACCGTTAGGTGTACCAAAGCCTTCAATTGGATTAGGATGATCTGCCAAATAAAGTGTGTCCAACATACGTCTGTTGACTTCACTGCCTGCTCTAGTTATTACTTCTTCTGTGCGAGGAACTTGTGCTCCACTTGCACCCGCAGGAACTTCTAGCGCACCTGTCATAGTATCGCCAGTAAGATTTACATACGAATCATTGTTGTAGCCAATAGTAGGAATAATGTTTTCAGTTGTAATAGATGGCTGTGTAGTATGTGTTGTATTCCAGTCAGTCACTAATGTGTTTATATCAGCACCAGTACCGCTGGTATTACGCAAGTCGTTGTTTAATGAAACACTGTAAGCAGGCACCCCTTGGAAATCAGCCGGAGCAGTAATACGTGGATCTGGATCTCTTTCAATATGTGGATCATTGATAATAATCTTAACTGTTCCACTTTGGTCAGGAGTTGATGGATCAACATCGTCAAACTCTACAACAACACTGTTGTTGATTCTGCCTGCACTACGTGTATCTGCATTATCTAACGCATCACTGATGTACTTATAAAAGCCCATTCCAGTTTCAGTACTGTTGACTGCTACTATTCCACCAGCATTACCTAAATAACTATCTGGAGTGTCGTCAATATTTTTAAACGATATACTACCGCCTAAACCAAATACAGCATATAGTTCTGTAAAATTATCATTTACCTTACGAAAACTTTCGCGAATACTATCGCCTGTGCCGTCATTGCCCTCGATACCAATATCAACTTCTTTTTTTGCCATTTAAACTTCCTTTAAAACTGTGGTACTAAATTATCCATATCAAAATTAACACTTACGCCGCAGCCACAACTACTTTGCGCATTTGGATTGTTAATCTCAAAGTTAGCACCAACTAGACTTTTTACATAATCTACTTCAGTGCCAATTAAAAACATTAAACTATGTGCTCCTACTACAAACGCACATCCGTTTGCTGTCTTTACTACTTCGTCATCTGCTACTAAATCTTCAGGTGTTGCAACTGTACCCCATTCATATTCAAATCCAGCACATCCGCCGCCTTTGATGTTGAGTGTAATGCCATAGCAGTTGTTTTCTTCGCTTAGAAGATCGATTTGTTTCTCTGCTGCTGATGTTAAAGTAAGTATGCTCATAGTGTTCCTTTCTAATATTTATCGTTGTATTTTATAATCTTTATGTAAATATAGTTATGTATATAAAAGAATATTTGATTGATACTTGGCATATGCGCCGTAGTAAACTTGGAAAGCAACACAACTATTGCCGTAAAAAAACAATGGTTGTATTGCGATGCGATGCTTGTGATAATGAGTTTGTTCGTCCACGTGGAAGCATGGATCCTAAACGATTAAACAACAACTACTTTCACGTATGCGAAAGCTGCGATGCTAAAGTATTTGCACAACAAAGAGGCGTAGCAGCCAAACAAGTTTGGAGCATGAGTGCCAGCAGTAATATACCTATTAGTAAACTTTAATTGCGCCAAATAGTGTATGCACCATATGCAATAGCACCATAAGCAATTAGTTTAGTTAAAGGTGAAAAAATAATGATTGCGGCGCCTGCTGCAACCATTAGTACTCCATCAACGGTTGAACGTTCTTTCAGCCGTTTGTCTATCCATTCTTTGATCATTTCTCATCTTCCTAATGTGTTTGTCTTGTTCAAGCATTGTTTGTTCTAAACGCCTGATTTTTTCTTCCAATGCTTGTACATAAGCATATGTTGGAATTTGTTTTTCTTGCTCATCCTCACCTAGCATTGTAAAACTATTAACACCTGCGCCCTTTAGGCCGCCAAGTACACGGTTAGGATTTTTATCTTTTGTAATGGTCTGCGGAGATTGTGCTCCGTACATCTTTGCTAAGTTCATGCTGTATTTATGCTGCCATTTGTTTTGACTCTTCAGTCATGCTGTACAGTTGTCCACTAGCCAAGTTCTTCATCTTAGCTTCTACCATGATGTCTGCCTATTCCCAATGCGACAAGGCCCATTCGTTGACTGCACTGTTCCAGCAGTAATCACTGTGTGCTCTCAGTTTGCCTTTTTTGAATCCTTGTTCTTCAAGCGCCGCAAAGTCCGGTTTTTCTGTTTCTGAGTGACCGGTAAGAAGATCTTCTCTGCTAACACTATAATGCATAGCAGGCCTAACACCACGCCAGCTGTCAATAATACGATTAATTCTGTCGTCATCGGGTTGAATGTATTCTCCTCTAGTATTGCACCAATGGTGATGTATGTCTAGCACCAAAGCGAGATCGTCTGCAAGCTCAAGCGTGTGTTCGAGACCCCATTTGTTTTCGTCGTTTTCGATTGTAATAGTGTTT